GGCAATTTTGTTTGCGTATCAAAACCCGTTTTTTATACGCAAACAAAATTGCCCCCGACCCAAGTCTTTCCTCTATCCGATGGCCCTAACCAGCCCGAACTGGCGCTAACTGGCCATGACCAGCCTCGATTGGAAACGATCCTGCCTGAAGCAGCCGGGTCTTACGCTGACGCTGTTAGGGATTGGGCTTTAGAGCATATGGATGTGACGCTTATGCCTTGGCAGGTACACGCTTTGCATGGTCAACTACTGCATGATGAAAACGGCGATCTTCTTCATCGCACATCGCTTGTCTCGACGGCGCGTCAGAACGGAAAGACCGTTGCGTTGGGGGCGCTTGTCGGTTGGTGGCTTACAGAGATGCCGAAAATACGGGGAAAGAAACAGACTGTGCTTTCCACTGCTAACCGACTTGACCTTGCAGTCAGTTTGTTTGACGCGCTTGCAGACATTCTTGAGATTAGGTTTGCAGCCAAGATAATTAGAGCGTATGGGCGTAACGCAGTTGAGATGCCAGACGGATCTAAGTGGACTATTCGAGCAGCAAAGCCTTCGGTAGGTCACGGGACTAGCAACGACTTATGTCTGGTAGACGAAATCTGGGACATCTCTACTCAGGCCATAGATGGGGGCATCGTGCCTTCTATGCGCGCAAAACATTCCCCGCTTTTGAGCGCTTGGTCAACCGCTGGAACGGAAGCCAGCACCGCCTTTTTGCGCTGGCGAGAACAGGGTCTACGGTCAATAGACAAGGGTGAAGCAACCTCGTTATACATGGCTGAATGGAGTCCACCGCCAGATCTAGACCCAAATACGCCTGCCGCGTGGTGCTACGGCAACCCTGCTCTAGGTCATGGCACTATTGAGATGGCAACTATTCAAGCCGAATCGGAGAACCCTGATCGAGCACAATTCTTGCGCGCCTCGGTGAACCTGTGGGTAGCCAGTGACAAGGGCTGGATTTCCTCGGGCATATGGCCTGCTCTCAAGCATGACAGTGACATACCGTTAACAAACTCGGTGATCGCGATAGAAACTTCTATGGATGACGCACGATATTTTGGTGTTCGCGCAGTGCAATTACCTGACCGAAAAACGGCTGTCAAAGTTGAGTTTGTTTGCGACAGTTTTGTACAAGTGATGCTGGAAGTAGATCGACTGGCGACAGATCCGACAGTGAAGTTTGCGATCACGCCTTCAATAGACATTCACTGGCCCGTTAGATTAGAGCCACGACGAACCATTGTTGGTTACGGCGAAATCTTAAAGTACACGCCAACAGTCAGAAACATGATTAACGAAAAGCGTTTAGTCCACGACGGATCGGCTCAACTTGCTGAACATATCCAGCGTGCAGTCGCAGTCAGATCGCAAGGTTCTATCGCATTGTCCAGCCAGCGTTCACCGGGGCCGATCGAGTTAGCGCGCTGTACGGTCTGGGCGGCAGCTCTTGCATCAAAGTCACAAATTACAGGGAAACCCGTTATCGCTTTCTCACGGTAACTAGGATCACTTTGGCACTCGTTCACTTGCTTGTCTATCGTCGGGATACCGCTTGTCGACTGGGCGAGTGCCACCATTAAACGCTGATCTTGTGGCACACTCTTTACATGGCATTATTCAATCGAGTCACCAAAGCCGCTATCTCACCTCAAGATGACTCGGCTACGGTCAAAGCTGCCGCTGGCGGAATGTACACAAATTACGGATCTAACAACGCTGGAGAAGCATCCATCGGTCACTACTACTCGTACATCTCGGGCGACGCACGCAATAAAGCGATGGGTGTCAGCACTATCTCAAGGTCACGAGATTTGTTGGCATCCGTCGTTGCGTGTACACCATTAGAGATGTATCAGACACGCTGGAACGAAATGACAATGGACGAAGAAGAAATTGAAATCGCGCCTAGGTCATGGTTGAAGCAACCTGATCCACAACTACCGTATTCAACTTTTATGGCATGGTTATTTGATGACCTTTTCTTCTTTGGTCGCGCGTTCTTGTGGATTTCATCACGCACAGCTGACGGATATCCAGCAACCTTTACTCGACTACCTGCCGCAATGGTCAACACACTTGACATGGTTGGCCCAGTGTTCGCGTACGGAACATCAAAACAAATCTTTTTCCAAGGCGCAGAAATACCTTATGAAGATGTTGTGCAATTTGTTTCACCTATTCAAGGCATCTTGTACCAATCACCACAGATCGTTGCAACATCTTTAGCACTCGAGCAGGCGCGTCTACGCAACGCAACATCAAGTATTCCAGCAGGTATTTTGAAACAAACATCAGGCGAAGCATTAGACGCGGCAGGTCTTGCAGAATTGGCTAGCAGTTTCAACGCAGCGCGCATGAGCAACCAAACCGCAGCGCTGAATCAATATGTCGACTGGCAACCATCAGGTACAGACCCATCCAAAATGTTGTTATCTGAAGCCGCCGATTTTCAAGCAAAAGAGGCAGCAAGGCTTTGCAATACCCCTTTCTTCCTTTGTGGATTAGACATTGGCTCATACGCTTATACCAGCAACCAAGGCGCACGCGAAGATCTTTATGTGTTCGGCGCTCGTTCCTACATGAATTGCATTGCAGAAACTTTGTCAATGCAACTACCAAAAGGAACTTGCGTTCGCTTTGATATAGACGATTATTTGTCAGAAATTTTAGAAACAGAAATGGATGACATGGACGAAATGCCTATGCCAATGCCAACAAACCAAAACCAAGGAGTAATGCAATGATCAAGTTTATTTCAACAGATTTAACACTCGATGCCGCCGCACCAATTGAAGGCGCACCACCAAGTCGATCGGTGTCTGGAGTCGCCGTTCCTTATGGCGTAGCGGCAGTAGTTTCAGATGGAACCAAGGTGATCTTTGAGCCGGGGTCGCTTTCCGCTGAAGGCAAGTCACCAAAGTTGTACATGAACCACGATTCTTCACAGGCCGTTGGCATTGTTTCCGAACGCGTAGACACGCCACAGGGCATGATGTTTACAGCCAAGATCAGCAAGACCGCAGCTGGAGAAGAAGCCTTAACGCTTGCTATGGACGGAGTAATTGACTCTGTTTCTGTCGGTGTAAACCCAACAAAATTTAAGATGCAAAAAGACGGCACAATGCTTGTACAAGCAGCCGATTGGCTTGAGTTGTCATTAGTGACAGGCCGTCCAGCGTTCTCGGGCGCAATCATCACTGATGTCGCTGCCACAGCCGATGAGAGTATCCACCACGAAGAACCAAATACAGACAATAATGAAATCCAAGAACCTACACAGGAGAAACCAGTCATGTCCGAAGCAACACCAGTAGAGGCAACCATTCCAACTTCACCAGTCGTTTTTGCAGAAGCAAAGCGTGAGTACCGTATGCCATCGGCATCGGAATACCTCGCAGCGATGCACCGTGGCGGAGAATATTTTGCAAAAGTAAACGCTGCATACCGTGAAGCTGCTCGACGCGATCAGTCAGCAGTTGAAGCGATCTCGCAAGACTTGACCACCGATACTCCTGGACTTTTGCCAGTTCCAGTAATGGGGCCAGTGTTCCAGAACTACAACTTCATTCGCCCAACAGTTTCGGCTTTTGGTGTTCGCGCAATGCCACAAGGTAGCGGCATCAGTTTCACTCGTCCTTCCATCAGCACCTCGACTGCGGCTGGTAAGCAAACGACACAAGGAACAGCAGTAACTTCACAGACAATGGTTTTGTCGGCAACGACAGTTACTCGGCAAACGGTCGCGGGCAGTATTCAGATTGCACAACAGACGGTGGATTTTACCGATCCAGCCGCAATGAATGTGATCTTGAACGATCTTGCTGGACAGTACCTCAAGCAAACTGATGACATTGCAGTTGACTATGTTGTTTCACAGAAACAAGCATCGGGTTACACATGGACTGTCACAGCTGGAGATGCAACATCGTTGATGAATGCAATCTACGGTTGCGCAGTAAACATTTCAGCAACAACAAACTTGTTCCCAACACACATGATCGTTGACCCTACAACTTGGTCAAAACTTGGCGCACAACTTGACTCAAGCAAGCGTCCATTGTTCCCAGCCATTGGCGCACCGGGCTTGATTGGTCAGAACACACTCGGCGCAGGCAACGCAACTTCATGGTCAGGTATGAACCCACTTGGTCTTGAATTGGTAGTTGACGGCAACGCTGCATCAAACACAATGCTTGTTGTACACGGCCCAGCGATCGAGTTCTACGAAGCACAGCAAGGTATGCGCTCTGTAGAAGTTCCAGACCTGCTTGCTCGCAACTTCAGCTACTACGGATACTTTGCAACCAATGTTCAGGATGCACAGAACCCATCAGCTGTTGCAGGTAGCCAGTTCGTCCAAGCAATCACCATCGCTTAATCGAGAGGCGGCCTTACCGCCATGACACAGACTTACAATGTCAGCGCCAAGCAACTGACATCAAACTACGCCGTACTACGAACATTAGAACCTAATAGTTTTGTAGTTGGTCAGTCGATGACAGTTGCTGGAGTTGGTACACCGTTTAACGGCACATTCCAAATCTTGGATATTCCCGAATATTACTTTGTGGGAATAAATGGCAACACTGGCGCGCCATACTTTGACACGACTCGACCTATTGAAAATCAAGTTTTATACGCTTGCACAGGCGACGATGTTTTGTGGGTCGTAAGCAATGTTGGCACGATCTCCTACTCACAAGTTTGCAGTTGGATTACAGCCGCCGACATTGAGGCATGGTTGGGGATCGCAGTGGCAACCGCAGCCGATCAAACTTTTATTACACAATGCGCGTCAGCTGCCAATCAGTTCATTTACCGTCGCCGACAAGAGGCAGGCTATTTTGACTCGCTTACAACTAGCCCATCGGGAGATGTCACTCTGGGAACGATCATGTACGGTGGCGCTTTGTACCGTCAGCGCGGCTCAATAGATCAGTTCGCATCGTTTACTGAAATGGGTCAAGCGCCTGTCACAGGACTGTCGCCGATCATTATGCAACTTTGTGGTCTGAACCGTCCAGCGGTTGCCTGATGGCTGTTGCCGCTTACACCGACCTCTTTAACGAGGCTATAGACGATCTCACAGCCACGCTAAACGCCGTTACAGGGCTTACCGTAGTAAATGACCCTAGGAACATTGTGCCGGGTACAAACTCCTGTCTGTTGGGCGCACCGTCGTTTACAGCATGGAACTACAACATCGTCAAAATGGTGTTCCCAGTCCAACTGATCTCCACAGGCCCATCCAATCTGGACGCGCTTAGATCTTTGCTTTCAACCGCAGCTCTACTACTTGGCGCAAAAGTCGCAGTAACTGACGGCAACCCAATCACCTTAGAGATCGGCGGCGCAAACTATCCTGCCTATGAACTCTCCATATCACTACAGGCACAAACCGCATGAAACTAATAATCAACTCACCAAGACTCGGCATAGTAGGCGCGGAGTTCACGCCTAGCGAAGGCATCAACATTGAAGCCCTAATTGAGGGTGGCTTTCTTGTATCCACAACAGAGCCAAAGAAATCATCTAAAGTCAAATCAGAACCTATCGAGGAGTAATCATCATGGCTACTAGCACCTACCTATCTAACCCACTTGTCACCGTCAATGCAGTAGACCTGACTGACCAATGCACCGCAGCGACTTTTACCAAGACGCTTGAGTCGCTTGAGTCAACCGCTTTCGGCAATGCTGCTCGTTACTATGTTGCAGGTTTGCAAGCCAACGAAATTACTTTGACTTTCTACAACAGTTTTGCAGCCACAGAAACTTACGCAACATTGTCAACCTTGGTTGGAACACAAACAACAGTTACCGTCAAGCCAACATCCTCGGCAACAGGCCCAACGAACCCAGTGTTCACTTTGACAAACTGTTACCTCGAATCTTTGCCAATCGTCAACGCTTCGCTTGGCGAACTTGACACCATCGACATCACCTTCACGGGTGGCTTGTACAGCGTTGCAACTGCTTAATTAACGGCCTACCTTGGCCCGACGGAAGGTAAACCATGAAACTTAAACTTAAAGTAGACACCAAAGACGGCACAGGCGAACGCACCTTCTTTACAAACCTGTTTGTCATTGCTGAATGGGAACGCATCGAAGGACGCAAAATATCTGACGGACGCGGCATCGGCGTATCAGACATGGCTTGTTGGGCGCACATCCTTTGCAAACTTGCTGGCGATCCTGTGCCTGTCACATGGCAAGACTGGCTTAAAGCTCATCCTGATGTAGACATCGACATCGAGGACGCAACAAACCCAAACCCTACACAAGGGGTCACTACCGACTCCAACTAGCGCAACTGCTAGCGGCGACAGGTTACTGGCCCCCAGATATCCCCTTTGACACGCGAGACTTGACAACAGTCATTACAGTCTTAAACAAAGCAAACAAAGGCAACTAATGAGCGTTTCAGTATCCACCGAGGTTTACGGCATCAAGGACGCAATCAAAGAACTTAAAAAGATTGACCCTGAATACCGCAAACAATTAAACAAAGATGCTAAAGCAATCGCGCAACCTGTCACCGACGCAGCCAAGAGCGCGTACCCGGTGCAATTCTTGTCAGGCATGAAATACGGTTGGGCGCAAAAAGGTCGAGTAAAGTTTCCCTACGATCAAGGACGCGCGCAAAAAGGTGTACAAGTCAAAGTTGACACTTCAAGAAAGAATCAAGGCACGATAGTTATTACACAGAAAGATCCTGCCGCAGCTCTTATCGACATGGCAGGCAAAGGACAAGGCAAAGGTACGCGTGGCGAAAACTTTGTCAAACTGATGGCGAAGTTTGGTTCACCGTCAAGAATCATGTGGCCTGCATACGACGCTAAAGCACCACAGATCGAGCAAAACATTGCTGATCTTGTTGAAACCATCATGGAGAAGGTCAACAGGAATATAGTTGCCATATGAGTATTCGCATACCGTTAATCACCGACTATGACTCCAAGGGTGTAGACAAGGCGATCAAAGATTTCCAGCAGCTTGAGGGCGCTGGCGCTAAAGCAGGTTTCGCTATCAAAAAGGCTGCCGTGCCTGCCGCTGTTGCTGTGGCAGGTCTAGCAGTGGCTCTGGGCGACTCGGTAAAAGCCGCTATGGAAGATCAAGCGTCACAAGCTCAGTTGGCGTTAACCCTTGGGAATGTCACTGGCGCGACTGACGACCAACTCAAAGCCACAGAAAACATGATTACCAAGATGTCGTTGGCATCAGGTGTCGCCGATGATGAGTTGCGTCCAGCGCTTGCGAGTCTTGTGCGCGGTACGAAAGATGTAGGCGAAGCAAACAAAGCCTTAGCCCTAGCCCAAGATGTCGCGGCAGGATCAGGAAAGTCTCTAGGCGAAGTATCTGACGCGCTAGCCAAGGCTTACGGCGGAAACATGAAAGGACTACAAGCCTTATCTCCTGAAATTAAAGCAATGATCAAGGACGGCGCATCTCTTGACGATGTCATGAATGTCCTCGGTGGTACTTTCGGCGGCGCAATGGCAACACAAGCTGCAACCGCACAAGGCGAGATGAAGCGTTTTTCTGTCGGTATTGCCGAAGCAAAAGAGTCAATCGGTTACGCACTTATGCCAGTACTCGAAGCTGTAATGAAACCTCTGATGGCTTTCTCTGAATGGGCGCAAACACATACAAAAACATTTCTTATCATTGCCGGGGTGATTGGCGGTATTGCCATAGCGATCTTGGCTATTAACGCCGCCATGCGAATCTATGAAGCAACACAAGTAGCAGTAAACGCCGTAATAGCAATCTATAACGCGCTTTTATATGCCAACCCAGTCACACTAATTATTATTGCAATCGTTGCGTTCATCGCAATCTTGGCGGCTTTGTATTTTAAGTTTGATTCGGTACGCAAAATAGTTGACACCGTATTTACAGCAATGAAAGTAGGCATAGGTTTTGTTGCTGACGCTTTCATTACTGCTGGATCAGCGATCTACAACGCTTTTAAGACTGTGTTTAATGGCATTGCCAAACTATGGAACAACACGGTAGGCAAAATCTCGTTTTCATTGCCATCATGGATACCTGTAATTGGTGGATCAGGTTTCTCTATGCCACAAATACCAATGATGGCTAACGGCGGCATCGTGAACAGTCCAACACTTGCCATGATTGGTGAGGCAGGCCCTGAAGCTGTAGTCCCATTAGGTCGAGGCGGCGGCATGGGCAACATCACCGTAAACATCACAGGCGGTCTGGACTCCAGCGCCGAAATCGGTCAGGCAGTAGTAAACGCCATCAGAGCGTTTAATCGCACGAATGGCCCTGCACAAATCTCGGTCGCATAATGGCTGGCTATGCAGTAGTTGAGTCAGGCAACTACGACCTAGAAATTGACACAGGATATTTGTGGGATGGTTTCACACTTGACGACACCACCAAAGGCGTACTCAATAACACAGATTATGTGTTAAACGGAACAACCCAGTACGCCTCGGTTATGAGCGGCACAATGTCATTAAACGCTAAACGAGGTCGACGCGACATCGGAGACCAATTCACTTTCGGCACAATGAATTTCGTACTTAACGACACACTTGCAGGCGGCGTATTCAACCCGTTTGACACGAACAGTCCTTATTACAACCCTGCCAACAATCAGCCTGGACTTGCACCATTACGCAAAGTCAGGTTCTCTCGATATAACAACGCAGGAGTCAAAAAGTATTTGTGGGTTGGCTACATTGTCAACTACGACTACACATACAACCTTGGCGGCGTAGACACAATCGCAGTTAACTGTGCTGACGCTTTCTATGTGCTGGCACAGACCTACCTTGCTGAATGGAATGTGAGCGCAGAATTAAGCGGTACACGAATCGCCAATCTGCTCGCATTGCCTGAAGTCGCATACACAGGCACAACAAGTCTTGATGCTGGCACAACAACCCTTGGTGGGTCGGCTGCATACAAAGTTTCTAACGGAACATCAGCTGCTACTTATGCCAACGCAATTAACCAAGCCGAACAAGGTCGAGTTTTTATTAACCGTGACGGAACATTTGTATTTGAAAACCGCATAGGAAATACATTGTCAGGATCATCCGCAGATTTTCACGATGACGGCACTCAAATCCCTTATCAAGGCGTAGACATATCGTTCCAAGCGGATCAAGTTAAAAACCGTGCGTCGGTAACTCATGCCGGGGCAACTACAGCTCAAGTCGCAGATGATGTTGCTAGCCAAGCCAAATATCTGATCCAAACAATCTCGATAGGCGACTCGTTGCTTTCAGATGATGCTGGCGCTTTGGCTTTGGCACAATATTTGATCGTGGGTAAACCTGCTGCTCGATTCAACTATTTGGACGCCAAGTTTGCTGCCATGACCACAACACAAAAAGACACGGTTGCGCTTGTCGATGTCGGCGACACGATCACCATTCAGAAACAGGTCAAAACAGGATCTACTACCTCAACCCAATTAGCCCAACAACTTTCCGTGGAAGGTCTTGAGCACCGGCTTACCTTGTCAGGCGGTCACGAAGTCTCTTATTACACAGCCCCAACTACCATCGTCTACCAGTTGGTGCTGAATGATGCCGTGTACGGTGTCACCGATTCCACCAATGTCTTAGGCTAAAGTGCAACTATGACTACGCCTTTCCCTTTTGTTTCAGGGGCAGTTCTTACAGCTGCACAACTTAACGCCATTACGGAAGTACCTGTATCGGCTAAAACCGCTTCTTACACGCTTGCAGCAACTGACGCTGGTAGTCGAATCACGATGTCGAGCGCATCAGCAACAACGATCACAGTGAACACAGGATTATTTACCGCTGGTCAAAGTTTGCGAATCCAAAACTTGAACGGTGGCGGTACTTGTACGGTGACGGCTGGTACGGCGACGGTGACTAGTGCAGGCCCATTGGTTATTCCCTCTTGGGGCGGCGGTCAGTTGTATTTCACTAGCGCGTCAGCGGCGGTCTATTTTCCAGACGCAGTCAATGCAACACCCGGGGCATTAACCCTTATTAGTGCAACAACGATTGGCAACACAGTTGGAAGCGTTACCGTTTCTAGCGCGTTTAGCGCAACTTATGACACATACAAAATTACAGTCACTGGCGGCGTTGGGTCAGCTGTGTCAACTCTTAAATTGACTTTAGGATCAGCATCCACAGGATATTACGCAGGCATCATTTACATGGATTATCCAGCATCAACAGTTGGTGGTATTGCAGGAAGCAACACATCATCATGGGTTTATGCAGGTGCTGGCGATACTGCATCGCTTGACATGAACTGCGAATTACGAAACCCGTTTAATACCAAAGTGACTCATATATCATCATTTTGCGGTAACGGAACTACAACAAACAGCACTTACCGAGTTGAAGGAATGTTGAGTGATTCAACTAGTTACACCGCTTTTACTTTGACACCGTCAACGGGGACGATAACAGGCGGAACTATTCGAGTTTACGGATACACAAATAGTTAGGGCATGACATGACATACGAAGAAGCCGTAGCGATGTATCCACACGATGAAGTGTTTATTCAAGTTGATGGAGTAGTTAGACCGATGACTCCGAAAGAATACGAAGCGTTTATTCAACGCCAAGTTGATTATGTACCGCCGAGTCCTGCTTCTTAGTTTTACACTTGCACTAATCCCGATGTCCTGCACACACACACGACAAAACGCAGGAAAGAAAACTGTCCGCAACAGTGCTTTACTTGCACATTGCGTAACGATAAGGCAATGCGACAATGGCTAGGCAAAAAGCAGAAATAGAACTTCTGCACGCACGCATGATCGTGTTTGTTGGTTGCACAATTGCAGTAACTTTTGCAATCACTGTTATATCATTTTGTTTCGGATTGCTCTATGTCGACCAGCCTATTGAGCAAGCACCAAACGACGCAGCCTTCATCGACTTACTTAAAACACTGTCGATCTTTATGACTGGAACTTTGAGCGGTCTTGTAGCTGCCAACGGACTTAAACGAAAACCTGCTGATGTCATCACTACCAGCCAACCCTAAAGTCATCGGATCAAAACCGTACACAGGTAACAGTGACGGAGAAGCCAAAGGGCCTCGAGCAGGCATGGACGAATGGATCAGGCAAGCCATTCACTACGGTGACGGCGCGTTCTGGAACAACGGTTCATGGGGTGTTCGCATGATGCGCGGCAGTGAAACATCGTTATCGGTACACGCCACAGGAAGAGCTGTAGATCTTTCATATCGTCCATCTGAACAACATCAAAAAGCCAACCGAAAAGGCTCAATCGCTTTCATCAACATTGTTCTTGCTAACGCCAACGCGCTCGGTGTCGAATGTGTACTTGATTACTTTCCTAAAGCGTTCGGTCGAGGATGGCGCTGTGATCGTCAAGCATGGAAGTCATACAGCAAGCCCGAGATCCACGGAGCACCGGGTGGAGACTGGCTACACATTGAGATCTCGCCTGCAATGGCAAATAACCCAAACGCCGTAAAACAAGCCTTTCAGAGGGTGTTCACAGAAATCCCCCAATAACGCACACAGATCCTCTATGGTCGAAGTACCGACGATAGGAGTACCAATCATGGCTGAACCACAAGTCTTCATCTACGAAGTAGGTAGATGCACACTGGACAACGCGCAAGAGGTCTTGATACAGATCTTCCGTCACTCGGACACACACAAAATTATCCGCGCTCAAATGGCCTTCCGAAATATGGCAGGCGACTCATGGGGCATACCTACAGAACTGGACTTTCAACAATGAGCTTTCTAACGATCAAAATCGGTGCATGGGCAATATGTGGCTTGGCGGCGTTTACGCTTCTCTGGGGGGCTACTAAAGCGCCTGAGAACCAACCAGCAATCAACGGGCAGATCACCACAGTGCTAGTTAGCATTGCACCTACCATTCCAGCCACGACCACGACCGTTGTTAAGGGATGCGCGGCGTATGTCGCTGATGCCCTTTCGGTCGGTTGGCCTGCCAGCGAAACGCCGAACATTGCGCGAGTCATAATGCGTGAATCAGGATGCAATCCACAAGCCTTCAACCGTGAAGACAGCAACGGCGGCAGTCGAGGACTATTCCAGATCAACGGTATTTGGTGCAACAAGTCCAAAGCATGGCCCAACGGCTGGCTACAAGCCAAAGGCATCATCACAAGCTGCAAAGATCTATTTGACCCGGCAAGAAACACAATCTCCGCATTAGCCATATGGCAACATAGTGAAGGTTGGTCGCCTTGGAATTTGCCCCCGCTGCCATGAGCGATCAACCATATTCAGAAATAGGAATAACCAACGAAACGAGGAAAGCAATGTATCCCGACAACTACACCGACAAAATGGGTCAAGCATTCAAAACAATGCTCGATGACATATTTAGACCAAATCACATTGTTAAACCTGAAGCACCAAATCACGACATTCTGTTAGATGAATTAGTAATCATCTACGACACATTCCAAACCTTGGGTGGACAAACCAACCGCTTTAATGCCAGTGTGATCCGTGCGGCAATAAATGTTATACGCGCCCTGTAAAGCGTGCGGTCTAACAATGCACGGCACAAGGTACAGACATAACCCCGAAAAGATTATGTGGTTACATCCCAACCTGAAAGCGTGTAGTAAAGTCAAACCAATATTCCCGACTAACAGAAAGAACCCGACATGAATGACCAAATGCAAATGTTTCATCCGTCCAACGGCTTAGAGGGCTATCGAGAACGCCTTGTGCAACGAAACACGGTGACGATCTCACCATCAGCAAAACCCACATCGGCGGCAGCTGCATTACGCGCATTACCTCGCACAGGCACATATCGCAAACGCATCTACGACTACCTGATTGAGTGTGGTGGTGCGACAGATGAAGAAATTGAACACGCGCTAGGGATATCAGGTAACACGGTACGACCTACACGCGGATCACTTGTCAAAGACCGTCTAGTGGTAGAAACCGATGTAGAACGACCAACACAGTCTGGAAACATGGCCATAGTTTGGATGGCGCTCTAATGGCTTTTGATCTTTCCAACTATGTAGATGTACCTGCGCGTCTACGCATGGCATTAGAGCATTACCCAAACATGAGCGTTCTTGAGCATCCAGTACAAGTGCGCGAGGCGGACGGTAAAACTTACATTGAAGTAACTGTTGAAGTCATATGCAATGACGAAGCAGACAGGCGCGCAACAGCATCCGCATGGGAAATACACCCGGGACACACGCCTTACACAAAAGAATCAGAAATGATGAACTCAAGCACAAGCGCGTTAGGTAGAGCATTAGGTTTCTTAGGTTTCGGTATTGCTAAGTCAATAGCGTCACAAGACGAAGTTCGTGCTCGTCAGGAATACACCGAAAAGATCAAAACATCAAGTAACCCTGAATCGTTTGCATCGGCAACACCAAAACAAATCACTTTCTTAAAATCACTTGCTCGAGGTAAAGCATGGGATGACTTTCAGCTACTTGAATTCATACACAAAATCACTGGCGATGATTCAGTGGTTTTAGAAACTCTCACAGGTACACAATGTTCCAAAGTAATTGAAGGGATTAAAGCATGAGCAATCCGAACGAACAATACGACCGTTTACACGATCATTGTCAAGCGATAGCGCGTGAGCGCGATTGGGCAAACCAAGAGATTGAGCGACTGAAACTTGAATTGAATCTTGTGATTAACCAAATGAGCAAAACCTTGCACGATGTCAGAGATGAATTGGAATTAGCGCATGAAGCATTAAGACGGCAAATGCCATGAGTCGCTTGGTATGGCTCGCGTTGGCGTTTACCGTCATATGTGCAGCTCTTATGGTTAGGTCTGATAAAAAGTAAATCTTCTTACAATTGAATAACGCTGGTATTCGCTAAGGAGTAATCCAACCAGTAGCGAACGAAGTCGGGTCTGGGCATTGTCCTTAGCCAGCATCAAGGGTCGTATCACTGTCGCAAGTGACGGGGCTAATCCAAGGGAACTTGGTTTGATCGGCGCGCGCTGAAACATGCAACACGAAATGGTTCAGCCAAAGCGCCGAGGCGAGTCGTAAACATAATCGACTAGATGAGCAAGGTAACGGAGTGAGGCATCCCGTGGGTGAGCATCATCACTCTGTCTTGAATTACCATTACGATCACATAACAACAAACAAACACAACAGAGATGAACCCGACATGAAACATTACTCACAACAAACAGAGAGCAAGTCCGAAGGACGCGCTAGCAATGGGTAAAGCACACCAATCCCCCGAATACCAACGCAACCGCAAACGCTTACTATCAGAGCGTGGCATCAGTTGCCATTGGTGCGGATCAACAGAGAACCTAACAGCCGATCACCTACTTGAAGTAGACGCAGGGGGTGGACATGAGGCAGACAACCTCGTCGTGGCTTGTGCTAGTTGCAATAACATTCGAGGACACCGATATGTCTCACAAAAAAATGCACACAAAATAAATGCAAGAAAAAACATTACAAAAGTAGACAACGCTTTTTTATTGCAAAAAATACAAACCCCGACCCAAGTCAGGATTATCCCGAATAGCCCTAACCAGCCAGAACTGGCGGTAACTGGTCGCGCTCAACCAAGATTAGAAACGATCTGGCCTGATCATGCCGGCTCATTCATTGACG